GTGACAGACGTGTATCGTAAAACGCCTTTGGAAGCCTGTGGTTATTTGCTTGCAGCCGACGAAGAAATTGCCAAACACTTTTATGGAGAAACAAAATGATTAAAATGTTTACAATGTGGTTGATGTTGAGTGCATTGATCGGCTTGGTTATCATGGCTGTACGTCAAATGACTGGTCAGGAACAATGGCAGTTGACAAAATTAATTGCCTACGCTACAATGTGTTCACTGATAGCAGTTGTGCTGTTGGGCATCCTGGTAGTGTTATTTTAAGGAACAGTTATGATCAATGATCGTTGGCTTAGGCCTTTGTATTTTGCCCTGGGTTTTGCTGTGTGTTTTTATCTTTTTTCTACTGGAGTTATCTAAATGAATCGTGTTGTTAAACTTTCTATCGTGGCCATGGCCGTTGCACTGACCTCTGCTTGCACTCGTATTGAAACTGGTGAAGTTGGTGTTCGAATTGACGCCTACAAACAAGTCCAGAGTGGCGAATTGCTGCCTGGCTCTGTGAATCAAACCATCATTGGTGATGTGTTGACTTTTCCTGTCAAAGATGTCAACGTGAGCTTGGAGAACATGACTCCAGTGGCCAAAGACAACTCTACCATGAAGGACTTTGATGCTGTGGTTGTGTACAACATTAACCCGCAAAGTGTGGCAGAACTGTATTCAACCAAGAACAAAACATTCCATGCTGAGTTCAAAGGTGATACCTATGTGATGTACAACTATGTGGTGCAAAATGCTCGTAACGCTATCTACAAGGCAGCTCGCAAGTACGAAGCCTTGGACATGGCAGACAATCGCACTGACATGGAGAACGTGATCAAGGACGAGATCACTCGCAATCTGGCTGAAGAAAAACTGGACGGCAGTATCAGTATCACACAGGTCATGATTCGTAACGTGGTTCCTGCTGACACTGTGGTTGAGAGTGCCAATGCTTTGGTTCGTTCAAAGAATGAGCTCAAGCAGAAGGAAGTTGAAGTCAAAACTGCTGAAGCTGAATCGCGTCGTATGGCAGCACTGGCCAACAACAGTGCCAGTTCGATTGCATTTATGCAGGCACAGGCTGCACTTAATATCTCTGAAGGTATCAAGAATGGCAAGGTTCAAACTATTGTTGTTCCCAGCAACATGACCAGCTTGATGTTGCCTAAGTAATATGAACACTGACAAAGCATTTTTCGGGACAATTTTAGCAATGATGGCCTTGTTGTTTGGTTATCCCGGAACTGCTTTGATGATTTTTATTTTAGGATGCATACTGTGATGTTTGGTCTATTGTTGAGCCGAACTACTTAAACAACCCAAGGGGAAAATGAAAATGTTGACGCTTAAAGAGTTTATGGAACTGGTTGACTACCGCATCACAGAAGGTAGCGAGTATTATATTAACAACATGGTACTGTATTCTTTGGATTCCTGGAGCGGTGAGCATAATAGTTATAGTTTTTCCATAGTATTTGATCCCAAGAATGATCAACGTGTGTACATGGTTGAGGCATGTGATGTTGCAAACAACCGTGCGTACCGTCTAGTAGATCCTAGTCTAACACCTGACAATCGAGCATGGGATGATGTTAAATGGACTACTTTGGAAGTTGATGACGACTTTATCCAAAAGGCGCTGGCAATCAAAGCAGGTGAGGACTATGATACTCGTGTTAGCGTTCCAGTTGACTTCACTGACGCAGAACTTTTAAAATACATGACGCTGGCGCACGAGCAAGATATTACGTTTAACCAATTAGTGGAACGAGCATTGCGTGAAGCAATTGATAGAGATAAAAAATGAAAATTGGCCTAAGTTATAGCCGTTGTGTGCGCGATATTGTTGATGGCAATGTCGATTTCAATGAAGTATTGGTCATCATTACTCGAACCAATTTTGATCCCACTGTGGACGAGGAATGGAAAGGTATTTGGAATGGTTACGGAGGCGGTCATACCTTCACTGGATCAATTTGGTCTAATCCCGAATGGGCCGGCTACGGTCCTGAATTTGAAGAAAAGTTCAGAGAAGTAAGTGTTCGATTGATGACTTCTGGGCGGTTACACCAACCCAGAAAGTTTGGAGCCAATCCTGTGCGGCGTCCAGAAATCTGGTTAGAAACTTTCTTGCCTCCTGCGGAATTAAAATCAAACCCATTAGTAAAAGATGCTTGGGATAAATTTCAAACTCTGGCGGCCCTAACTGGCGTGGAAATTGACAAAGATTACTATTAAGGAATCATCATGTACAGAACTGTTTATAAAGAAGTTGAAATCGATGTTGACATTGAAGATTTCGATGACGACGATCTAATAGATGAAATTGAGCGCCGCGGCCTTGACTTTAATACTAAATACATTGACGGCGATAGCATGCGCGAATTACTGACCACGGTTTGGGAAAAACGCAGACGTGGACTGGACTATCAAAAAGAATTAGATGATATAATCTGGTACGGCATTGGCAAAGTAATTTAACATATTCCCGGATTACCGATAATACAGCAAAGCTCCTGTGGTAATCTGTTCTCCCTGCTTCGGCAGGGATTTTTTTGACTTTTATTTTGTGTTTCTGTATAATGCTAACATGAATCCTACATTTGAATACGTCGAAGACTACATTGAATTTATTGCAGGATATAAAACAGTATCCGGCAAAGCATTGGGACTTTTTGAGCAAATACCTAGCCCCATAAGTCTAGCTAGATATGATGTTAACATAGTGGCCAGTTTGTCAGACCAAACTCAACAGGCCAAAGCATACACTGACAAACAAGCCGAGCTGGCAGTAAAGATTGTTGAAAAATACAAAAAGCAGTTGTTGCAATTACCGGTTCCGGTTGTGCTGCCGGAAAAATTAGAAAAGTTTAAATTAGGAATTCGATCAATTGATCGTAGTCGTCGGGCCATTGTCTGCAACGACAAAATTCATCTACAGTTTCCGTTTAACACTGCCATGATTGATGCAGTCAAAGCATTTGCTCGTGAAAGTCAGGGCAGGGTAGAATGGAATCATGATCACAAGGTCTGGAGCATTGCAGTCACTGAATACAACGTAAACTGGGTTTGTGCTTTTGCAGCCGCCAATCAATTTGAAATCGACGAACAACTCAAGTTGTGGCTTGATTTAATTTTACAGTCTGAAAACACTGATTTTAAAATTGAATTGATCAAAACCCACAGTGGTTATACAATAACAAATGCTCCTGACAGTGTGACTCAATACATAACTGAACGTTTTGGTGAAACGGTGTGGACTGATGTTTATAAACTTGCAGATCTGTCTACAGTGTTGGGATTCTCTGTCAGTGAAGATGTTGCAAAAGCACTGACAGCAAGTGACATTGAACGTGAATTGTTGCTGTCAAAAAACATCAAATGGAAAACCAGTGAGTTTGAATATCTGCTGGAAACCAGTATACTTCCTTATGCCAGGCAGGTAAATAGACTGCCGGTGCGAATATATTCTCCCGGTGTTCCTAAAAAAAGCACTGATGAAATCGAATATCTAAACGGATCATCCAAGATTGATCACAATCAAAATATACCATTGTTAATTTCGACCAACGGAATTATGATCGGAAGCAAAAGATCAGCATGGTTACAAAACGCAGAAAAAACAATTATTTTTGAATGAAACAGGCAACCTTAATAATCAAAGACGAAGTTAATGTCAAAGTCGAAGGACTTGATTTAACTGATCGTAAAAACTTGGTCAATAAATTCAAGTACGAAATCCCTGGTGCAAAATATTTGCCCGCAGTGCGACTGGGTCGATGGGACGGTAAAGTTGGATTCTTTCAACTTGGCGGAAGCACCTATATCAATTTGTTGCCCGAGATATTGGCATATCTTGACAGTGAAGGTTATGACATAGATGTCAATGACACTAGAAACTACAAAACAACATTTGATTTCAGTCTAGTGGACCAGAACACCTTTACGAATATTTGTTGGCCAAAAGGACATCCAGTTGAGGGACAACCCATTGTATTGAGAGATTATCAAATTGAAATCATCAATAGATTTTTAGAGCATCCTCAGTGTCTACAAGAAGTTGCCACAGGTGCTGGTAAAACCTTGATCACCGCGGCCCTGAGTGCAAGTGTGCAAAACTACGGTAGAAGCATTGTTATTGTGCCCAGCAAAGATCTTGTGCGACAAACTGAAGCAGATTACATAAACATGGGCCTTGATGTCGGAGTACTGTTTGGTGATCGTAAAGAGTACACCAGACATCATACCATTTGCACATGGCAAAGCCTTAACGCACTGATGAAAAACAGCAGCAGTTACGAAGCTGAAATCACTATCAGTGAGTTCATTGAAGACGTGGTTTGTGTGATGGTAGACGAAGCTCACAGTGCAAAAAGTGATGCACTTAAAACTCTGTTGAGTGGACCGTTTGCACGTATTCCTATTCGTTGGGGACTAACTGGCACAGTGCCCAAGGAAGAATATGCTTATCAATCGTTGAACTGTTGTATTGGTCCCACTGTGGGCAAGCTCAGTGCCAGCGAACTTCAAGAAGCAGGTCACTTGGCTCAATGTCATGTAAATATTCTGCAGATGGTAGATTTTGTGGAGTACAAAGACTATCAAAGCGAATTAAAATATTTGACTACCACCACTGAACGCATTGCTTACATTGCCAAGGTCATTGACAAGATCAAAGACTCTGGTAATACACTGATTTTAATTGACCGTATTGAAACAGGCAAGTTGTTGCAAACTGAATTAAGCACAATGTTTAGTTTGCTGAGTGATAAACCGGACGTGGTATTTGTCAGTGGATCAACCAAGAGCAAAGATCGAAAAGAGGAATACGATGAAATTTCAAAGTCAACTAATAAGGTTATTGTGGCGACTTATGGTGTGGCCGCTGTGGGCATTAATATTCCTCGGATTTTTAATTTGGTTCTTATGGAACCCGGAAAGAGCTTTGTCCGAGTTATACAGTCTATTGGCCGTGGTATTAGGAAAGCAGAAGACAAAGACCACGTGGAAATCTGGGACATAACCAGCACCTGCAAGTTCAGCAAACGCCACTTGGCCAAACGCAAACAATTTTACAAAGAAGCAAACTATCCATTTTCCGTTGAAAAAGTCAACTGGCAATCTTGACTTTTTCAAATGTTAGTGTATACTAACATGAAACATTACTTAACTTATGCGATTATTAACATTAGACAACACCAGTTACGAATTAAACGAAATACCTGAAGAAGTAGACGATATTAGATTTTGTGTACTAGATAATTCAGACCCCAAAGAGCCTGATTATTTTTTTATTCCTCTGATATTCCTAGAAAGTTTCAACAGTCCTGCCTTGGTATTAAAAATAGGCAAGCACACTATCAAAATGCCCATTGATTGGCAGCTACTAATTGGCGAACCTGACTTAGGCGATCTTGAAGTTGTTCCTCTTACCAGCATCAATGATCGTGGATTCAGTGCATTTGCTTTTAACCCCACCAAGAGTTTTAAACCTGAATTCTTTCCTGTGGAAGTGATTGACATTTATCAAGACGTCAAGTGGTATTTTCCAAAACTCAAGTCGGGGCAGATGCTGGCAGTGCCGTTGGATCCTGACGCCAAAAACCCACTGTGTGTGTACTTTGTCAAAGACATCAGTAGACAAAGTGAAGTGGTCAATTATACAAAGGTTTGGTAACATGAAATCGGAACATGAATGGATTCACAACCTGTATCGTCTCAGCAAGCTCTACAATGAGCAACGTCAGCGCAGAGACTTTCAAGCTGAAGAAGTTTTTAAATTCATTGAGTGGGTCTATAAACAGTACGGTTATTTTTATTCCAAGCCCGACGACACTGAGAAAAAATAATGAACACTGAGTTGCAAAGGATAATGGAAACATATAACTCGTTGGAATCTGGACACACTGAACCCAACTATTATCAACGTCCTGATAAGATTTTAAATCTGTCCTTGAAGTACAACATCAGCAGTATATTTGACAGTGGATGCAAAGATCGCACCTGGATCAAAAATAACTCTTTTGCTGCACACAATATTAAATATATTGGCGGAGAAATAAGTTTGCCACAGGTCAACAGATGCCAAGTACTTTTTCCTGACGTTACAGTGATACATCACGACTGTACTACAGATCCATTTCCTGAAGTTGACATGATTTTATCAAGTGATGTTGCTATACATCTATCCAATGTTGATAAATTAAAATTTATTAAAAATTTCATCAACAGTGGCGTTGAATATCTGTTGATGACAGACAGCGGTATCAACTCTGACAATAATTGCAGTCCCGAATACACTGAATTTCCAATGGCTCATGTTAGTTGGTGCCAAAGTCCGTGGAATTTTCCCAAGGAACTAGACAGTATTTCAGACCAACTCAACGACAAAAGATTAAAATTATGGCACAGAGATCAACTTGTTCCTGTTATTGAAAAGATAAAACTATGAGAAAAAAATTAATGGTATGCGGATGCAGTTTTAGTGCACCCAGTGAAAGATTGCCCGGTACTAGCTATGCTGAAGTGCTGGCTAAAAAATTAGATTGGGATTTGATTCAACTGGCTCGACAAGGTGTCAGCAACGGTGGCATTAGACTACAAATAGAAGAAGTTCTCAAGCAGAGACCTGATTTTGCCATCATTGCACCCACCTTTCATGACCGTATGGAAATTCCAGCCACCGCAGCACCCTACGAGTTTAGAGCAGACGATTACAAAGGTCCTGGCAGTGATCTGCAGATACATCTGCAAAATGTTAATATTAAAAATGGTTACAATCCAGATCTGGGCATTGACAATGTCAACTACAACAATCGCCCTTACACAATGATCTGTGAAACTATCTTTAGTCTAGCAGAAAACTATCCACATCCCTATCGTGGAAGAAAAATTGACAAAGACACGCAGAACGCTGTCAAACAGTATGTTAATTTCTTGTACGACAGCAACTGGAAAAAACAAATGGATACTTGGATCATGCGTGATGGTATAGTGCAATTGTATCTCGCTGGGGTTAAGTTTATTGTGTTGCCCGACAATCTTTGGACCACAGACACTGTTAGAAAACTCATACCCAGTGTTGTGCCAGATCAATATCTTATAACCAATCAAGAATGGGTTCCGGCACATGCCACATGGTTGTATCCATTCAAAGGTGAAGATCCAGGCTATCACGGCGCTCCTGAAAGCCAAGAATACTTGGCCAATAATTTTTACAAAATAATCACAGAATGGCAAGACTAAAAGCAATCTGTGCAGTGGCACATCCTGATGATTGTGTGATCTTTGCCAGGCCTTTTATTAAAAAATATGCTGACTTTGACTGGCATATTGTGTATCTGACCTATCACAACACAGACGATAGAGCACGTGAAGTTGCTGCATTTTGGGACAAACAGGGAATTTCCACAGAATTTTTAGGCTTTGTTGATCACTACACCGACAATGAAACTGGTAAATTTAACTTTTGGAAGTCTGTTGATGCACAGGCGCAGATAGTTAGAGCAGTGGATGCTGCAGACATCATACTAACGCATAATATTGATGGCGATTATGGCCACATACATCACATACTGGTTGCAAGATCTGTGGCATCAACAGGTAAACCAATGGTAAACTTTGCAGGTCAGCATCAAGTTGACAAATCTAACTGCATCACAATTGACGAATCTCTAGATCTAGATCAATTACCCTTGCACAAAGATGTTATTGTACAATTCCAAAATATCAACACAGGCTGTTATCAAATTCCGGAGGAATCATGGGAAATCTTAAACCAGGCGTAAAATACATTTATGAACGATCTGATGGCATTGTGTATGCTCGTGAAGCAGGTGCAAGCCCCAGCACCAGACAAGTTATAGGGTACGACTACGGTGTAGACTGTGAATCACAAAAAAAGCAAGAAGAAGATCAGATATGGACCGAAATACGCGATCTGGCTCGGACAAATGAAACCTTGCGCACAGAACTAGAACGTGTTATAATAGTGTATAATTTAATCAAAGAACAAAATCAAACACCCATTGCTTGGCATCCTGTATAATGGACAAACTATCAATCAACAACGAAATGGCACAACTCGATACAAAAAATCGAGAATTTTATGATGAGCTGACCGATGACGAACGTAAAAAGTTTGCCACCTATCTCATGCTCAAGTATGCAGCCAATGTCGAAGGCCCCAGTGAACTTCAAGAATGGTATCTTCGTGCCACCAACGAACGTGTGAATCAAAACTTCTTTGATCTAGGACGACATCCTAAATTACAATGGTTGTGCTGCACCACAGTGAGTCCTGCCATGGGCAGACAAAGACACTACTGGCAGGCCAGTAAGAAAAAAGACGGCAGCAACAACAAATCAGTAAAGTTTTTAACTAAACTGTATCCACACATGAAACAGGACGAAATTGATTTGCTGGCATCAATGAATGATGTCAAAGATTTAAAAGCATTGGCCAAGTCATTGGGCATGCCTGACAACGAAATTAAAAAGGAATTGGGTTGAGTTTTGAATGTAAGTACTGCGGAAAAACATACACCAAAGAAAGCACACTGACTGCACATCTTTGCGAACCCAAACGCAGACATCAACAACAAAACGAAACAGGTGTTCAGCTGGGATTCAAAAGTTATCTACGCTTTTACGAAATGTCTCAGGGCAGCGCCAAACTAAAAACCTATGATGATTTTGCCAAGAGTGCATACTATAGTGCATTTGTTAAATATGGCAGACACTTGGTTGCTGTCAGAGCAGTAAATGCCAGCAGTTTTACAGATTGGTTACTTAAAAATAACAAAAAATTAGACTACTGGACCAAAGAAAGTTTTTATCTTGAGTGGTTGCAAGAATATATCAGGAAAGAATCCGTTCAAGATGCACTGGAACGAGCACTAAAGGAGATGCAGGATTATGCAGACAATGATCAAATACTACAAAACAATTTTAGTAATTATTTTAGCCTTGGCAATTCTAATAGGATATGTCATCACATATCAAATGGACGAATTAGCCCTTGGATTGTGTTTAATTGTAGCAGTGGAATTAACTGGCTTGCTGGACTTAATGAAGACCAAGTCGGAATCATAATTCCTTGGATTGACCCAGACCACTGGCAACGCAAATTCAAAGATTACGTTGCTGATACCGAATGGGTCAAATCAGTGTTAAACAAGGCAGGATTGTAAAATGTTTAAAAGTGATGTGGACATTGACTTTGGCGACCGTACTCAGGCATTGAAGTTGCTTGAGCACACACCTGCCAGCATCAACAAAAATGGGCAATTGATCAAACACAACACTGGAGTGTATTTTACTCGCATACCCACTGATCCGTTCTTGGGCATTGCCAGCTTAGATCACGAAACAGCTGAAAACCGCGGTTATGTCAAACTAGACTTTCTCAATGTTAATTTGTATAGTCAAGTTCAAAACGAAGCGCATCTTGAACAGTTGATGCACACTGAGCCTGCTTGGGAAAAACTATACGACCGCAGTTGGTGTGAACAAATAATACACATTGGCAATCATTACGACACACTGATTAAAATGCCCGAGGCTGTGAACAGTATACCCAGAATGGCCATGTTTTTAAGTGTTATTCGACCAGCAAAACGTCATCTAATAGGCAAGACCTGGTCAGAAGTAGCTCAGACTGTTTGGGAACGTCCCACAGACGACAGTTATTACTTTAAAAAAGCACACGCAGTCAGTTATGCACATTTAGTGGTAGTACATATCAATCTGTTATGTTCAATGTGATTTTCCCTCCAGGGTGCTATGGTACCTTTTTGGTTTCTTCTATCTATGAATTAACAAA